GGATCAACATCTACAGTTTCTTTGTTGATCATTGTGCTTTTTGCTTTGATGCTGTCAAGCAAATTGCCTTTGGCAAATGAATTAACCGGCCCAGCTTCCTCACCAGGATCAGTGATACGCATGGTTTCAATGTTGTAGTCCAAGTCAATCTTTTGTCCTACGCCTGTACTGCTACGACTCTTCATACATTGGATCTGATACTTGCCACGCTCACGCATGGCTCTACTTGTAAAGATTCCAAACACATTGTCGGCTGTGTTGATCTTGCTTATACCGCCTGAGATATGACTGTGATCAAATTCAATTTCTTCCACAGCACTACGATTCAACTGACTCGCTGTCACAAACAACACATTGAGCTCTTTGGCCAAGTTACGCAGTTCTTCGCTCACATACTTGTCTTTGACAAACAGGTCATTGGGGCTGACTTTTGCACTTACCGGCATCAACAAGTCCAGGTAATCACACATGACAAAGTCTACCTTTAGTCCTGTTTGCACTTGTACTTCTTTGATGTAGCTTCGTATGTCATTGATGTTGCTCTGTGCTGGCAGGGCCTTGATACGGTACTGTCCAGCTTTCTTGCTCACAAGTTTGACCTTGAGTTCGGTCTGATCAATGTCCTTGCGGATCTCTTTGGTGCTCATTCCGGCCAACATGGCATCAGTCCTCAACGCACACAGTTCTTCACTGAGTTCTAAACTGATATACACGCCACTGAGTCCTGCTTGCAACCAACTCAGGGCTATGTTCATCATGACCAAGCTCTTGCCCGATCCTGATCCACCTGCGAATATGTTTAGCTCACCTCTGCTGAATCCACCATACAAGATCTTGTCCATCTGTGGCCAACCTGTTGACACCTGTCCACCGCTATTAAAGTATTTGTTGATACGTGCTTGCGGATCTGCAAAATAGTCTGTGCCCATGTCCTTGGTCAAGCTGATCTGCACCGCATCTTTGATCAGTTTCTCCACTGGATCATATTCACCTTTTTCCAGCAAGTCTGCTGATTTTAGGATTGCCCGTTCTAGTTCTTGGCGTCTAGTAAAGCCTTCAAACTCGTCCATGAACCATTCAAAGTGTCCGTCGTTCAAGTCAGGAATATGATTCAGTCGCACACCTGTGCTGGCTGCAATCTGTTCTGTGGTGGGCAAAGTCTTGTGATCGTCACTGTGCCGGGCTATAAACTCAGCCGCAGGTCGCAAACTTCTATCAAAGTTTTCTGGGTTATAAATGTTCTGCACACGCACATAGCTTTCTGCGTCCTGCAACATCATTTCTAAGAACAAGCGTTGGACTTCAAGTCCGTAATCTTTTAACATAGTATCAAATTGTAATTATAGGTCCTGTCAGAGATGCTCGCCAATTTGTGCCTCTTAAATTGTCTAATTTTTCAAAATATTCTAACCATTGCATGTCACTTTGTTGACTTACCAGAGAAATCAAATCGCTGGCCCCAGGCAAGTCACTCAGTGATTGTAACATATCCTGTGCGTGCTGTTCAAATTGTTTGGGCATGTGAGTCAGGCTCAATACTCGGCCGCCATATGAACTGGGTGCAATTGCTTTAACAAATATATGGCTATTGTCTCCTTGATTGCCAGTCTGACAATTTTGTTTCCACCACTGATAAAAGTCATCCAAGTTAAACACATTATGTATGCCTACAATTGCATTGACTTCGATCAATATACAAGGATCTGGTAGTTGTCTATACCACTGAATGTTTTCTTGTACCTGTTGCCAGTTGGCCGGATATCTGGTATATTCAAAAGTAGAACCGCTGCCATCCAAACTAAAATGTAATCTCACCCACTTGGCTTGTTTCCATAATTCAACAAGTTTATTTGATACTCTCACAGTTCCATTGGTATTGTAAGTGAGTGTGACCTGATTCAGTCTACCAATGCTGGCCAGATGTTCTAAGATCAAAAAATTATCAAAATTAAGCAAAGGTTCGCCGCCGGTGAAATGCACATGTTCAAGACTAGAAAAATTGAGATTTTTCCAAACTCTATCAGGATATTTTTTTAATTGGACCGTATGAGCATGAGGATCAAATATTTTGTAATCTTTTGACCATGCACTGCTGTAACGGCTGCTACAAGATATACAAGTCAAGTTGCAAATTAAACTTTGCTCAAGATGTAATTTTTTTATCTCAACACCCGAATCAGTCCAGTATTGTTCAAGCCTGGTGCGCAATCTCTCATTGTGATATTTTGATGATTTGCACGCTGGATCACACACCGCTGGAACTTTGTTTTTGGCTTCTGTTCGTAGGTCTTGTAGATAAGGATGATCAAATTCAACCACATCAATGATTTTTTTATTTTGGTAGCAACACATTGCAATTGAATTTTGTCCCTGGGGAGTGCTACCTATAAACAATCCTTGGTCATAATAATTGCAAAAGAAATCTTGAGACTCTGTGATACTTTTAAAGTTGTCTTTTAACAAGTGATTTCTTCCTTAGTTCTATTTTGATTCGACTGGTTTCTCGGGCCTGCATGATAGTTATCAAAGTTGCTAATCTTCCCCAGCGAATCACAGCATCGTTGACATCTTTGACATCCACAGGCCAGTCGGGCATGCTCACACTCCATCCTAGCTCTACCGCACGATCCACCAACTTCATGCCTGCCGCATCTTGATCTGGAACCACTATGATCTCACGATCCAGGCTACGTATGAGTCTGACCTGTGCATCATTGATCTCAGCATGTAACACAGCCAAGCCGCCGATACTGAGTGCATCAAACACTCCTTCAACCACTATGGCATAGCGCCAGTCGGCACCTTGTAAGTCTGTGCCAAACACATAGCCCAGTTGCGTGTCGTGTATGTACCGGGGCTGGCGGTTGTCCAACATGCGACTGCTGTAGCCTACCACACGATTGTCATAGGTAAATGGCACAATGACCTGCGGACGAGTCCAATGCACACTGTCATTTTCCAGCACAGTCATCACAGGATAGTCTTCGGGCACGGCACGGCCACGCAAGTAATCCCAATGCGTATTGTGTTTTGTGGTGATCAGTTCTGCAGCCGGTGGCAGGTCGCGTTCCTCAAACTCTATGCCTTGCAAGGTGTTGCTTAACCTTTGACGATCTGTCAGCAAGCCTTCCATGTTGCGATGACGCAGGCTTTCAAGATTGATGCGTTCTATTTCCTCTGCGGGTACTCCCAGCCATGACAACAATTTTCTTGCCTTGAAACTGAGATTACGACCTATGATAAAGCTGGCAGTGTAGCCACAGTTGAAACAATGAAAGCTCCAACCCGCATCTGTGGTTTTGATACCGCCACGACTGCGGCGATCTCGGCTTTCGCCATTGTGCTCACAACAGGGTGCATTGAAACTGATCCAACCCGAAGCACTGGGCTTGCGTCGTGCGGGCAGATAAGCGGTCACATCAATCATGTGTCTATTATAACACGATTTTTGGCAAACTTCAATGAGTTTTGATATTATCTATACAATAGATCAACCACATAACCGGTGCTGATTACCACAGCAGCACTGGATGTCGACGGAGGAGCAGGACTGACCACACTGGTCGAGCCTGCATTGGGTAGATACCAATAACCACTTCCACCATTGGTCACTGTGATACCTGTGACCACACCACCCGAGATAGTGGCTTCTGCTGTTGCTCCAGAACCGCTGCCTATGATGTTGATCTTGGGTGGTGCCAAATAACCATTTCCACCGTTGACCACGTTGATGGCGGTGACCACACCGTTTTCTGTAATGGCTGTGGCTATGGCTGGTAATCCAGGTTGATCTGGCACAGCAAAAATGCTGTTGTTGAAACACAATCTAATTATAGGATGCCATCCCACAATGTTCATGTATATGGTTCTGGTTTCGTCGTAATAGGTAGTAGATTCTGTGACATTGTAAAATATGCTTTGGTAGTTTTCTGCAGCCTGTGCTTTGATTGTGCCTGTGTAACCCACCAAGGTCATCTGTACCGTGGTAATGCCTTTTGTGGGTTCAATAAAACTACTAAAATATTCAGTGTTTAAAAAACTGTTGTAAAAATTTCCACCATTGGGATTTCCAGAATAATATGGGTTGGAAGGCCATTGGGTCCATCCAATACCATCTGGACTGCCCTGAGCACTAAGTTTGATAGTAGGTATTGTGAGTGGTGCGCTTGGAACATACTGTGGTAAAATTGAATCCACAATGTTCGCAGGAGCCCGGGCGCCGGCCTGTGCGTTGGTAAACACTGCTTCAACTAAATTGCCACTGCTGCGTTGGATACTGTAGTTGGCTGGCTGTGCCAAGACCTCCAGCAGTTCAGCACTGGTCAAAGTGACCTTGGCACGCCCAGTGGCCGCATTCAATGTGACCATGGGTTTTTCCAGCAATAATTCGTCGCCAGCAGTGTTGATCACCCTGAACAAGAATGTGCTGCCAGTGATGTTTACCGGCTTTTCTTGCTGATTGATAAATTCAAACAACAGCACGTTGTCTACACCTTTGTTTATGGTCAATGGTTTTGCGTACACAGGATCATACCTATAGATAAATGTTTCGCCCGCACCTGTGTCTATGAGTAACACCTGAGTGATCTGCTGATAGATATAGGCCTGAGTCGAGTACATACAGAGTATTTAGCGCGGTAAGATTTCAACGTGAAAACCATTTGGTAAATATCACAACCTATGAATCATGATCTGTTTGCCCGATTGGCTGAAAAATACCCATTTATCACCTTGTGTGTGTATGCCAGCACAGAATATGTGGGCATCATACAAAACCAAGACAGTGCAGTTACCACTATCTATGATTTTGGGTCCATACAACACCCAGAAATCAAACAAAAATTTATTGAATTGGCCAATGTATGGTGGTGGGAAAGTAACAGAAGCATACCTATCAACATATTCCTCAAGGGCGATTGGGATATGTTTCGGCCCTATCTAAGAACATTTACCAACAAAGATCTTGAAATCTTGCATGGCCCTGTGTGTAGTCTCGGCGAGATGGCCAGCAGAAAAAGCAAGCGCAAAAGCATTACACTGGTGCGCAGGATTGACTGAGCAGATTCATGTGCAGTGCCACCAAAGTTGCGTAACCAAGGGCATGAGATTTCTTGAACACAAATCCGCGGCTGGCATCGCCATCCCACACAGACGTAAACACTGTGGCCCAATCCTTGTCCTGTAGGTGTGCCTTGCCAGGCCTGATGATGCTGATAAAGGCCGCCATCCTGGGTATGCTGTCGGGTTTCATGCTTTGCAACAATGTTGCATAATTACCCACGTGAACCAGCTCGCTGGCCCAGGTAGGATCCGTCCATAGTCGCGACCAGGTGGGTTCCTGTGCCAGCATTTGTTCATAGTGCTCTGCACTCTGGATCAACTTGTACACCGTCATGTTCAATAGATCAACTTTGAAATAGCCAAGTTGTTCAGCAGTTTCATAGTCAATAGCGGCACAAGCATTGACCGGATCATAAGGAATGTCTGTCACATATACACCGCTGTTGTGACGACGTACCTGTCCTTGATGCATTTGTCTGGCTGGTGTGGCTTGAATCAATGCCAGCAGTTGATCTCTGTCGGCCAAATCAATATCAATATCTGCACTCATCACCAACCTGCTTTCTGTAACATTTCTCGAACATATTCTTGATCAGCCACATAGTCTGCAAACTTTTTCATCCAGATATCCGAATCGATATAGGACCAGATCATGGCAATTTGTGTGGCATCTAGTTCGCTCAAGAACCGTTGTCCACTTTCACAATTATAAATGATCCAAGGACTGATGCGGCCGGCGGTCACAGCATAGACCATAGCATTGGTGTTGCCATAACGCAGGCAATCCTCGGCTGGATTGCCAGTCTCCTCACTCCAGTCTATTGAAAACTCCATGGCTCGGGCCAGGGCATCATTGATGTTTTCTACACGCAGGTAGTCAATCAAGTATTCGGTATAGTTGGTGTCTCGACACCAGTGATCAATCTTTTTGTTTTGTTTCAATACCCATTCTACAAATCTTGCAGGATTTACAGCACGGATATCTACACAGTAACGACCAAATTTTACAAAGGCACGATAGTAGG